GCAGCGATCCGTTGCGATATACCTCGCCGATGAAGCGGTGCCGACCATGGCCGCCTATGACGTCGACGTCGCCATCCTCGCCATCGACGCGCTTGAGGCTCGACGGCGCCAATGCGACATCGCCTTGGCGGGCGATGATCTCGGCGCCGGACCAGATCCAGTTCATCGCCTCGGCAAGAGACCCAGCTGCGGTGTGTGGGATTTGGTGCAGGAATGCGTTACCGTTTTCGTTTCGCCCCACCACAAAAAAATCGGAGCGATCGCTTTTGCGCCAGTCGCTGCGCTTGGCGTAGACGCGCCGGCGCCGCTGCTCCACCAGTCCAATCACGGTGCCGGGCGCGGCGTGGTAGGCGGGCGCTTCGGCGGAGTCCAGCACGGTGAGACAAAAATGGTCCCCGCGGTCATCGCAATAGCTGGAGCCGTCCCAGTCGTCTGCCAGGCCGGCGTTCAGCGCCATGCTATGGACCCTGTCTGTCCGCTCGGCGGGGGTCATCCATGCCCTTTGCGGTACCGCCTTTACGGCGGATCCTGTGGCGATGGCGCGCTCCTCGGCGATGCGCTCCAGGCGAGTGTAGGCGGTTTCGGTGTCGGGCCCCGGGTTTGCGACCAGGCGCTTTTCCTCGCGGCGCAACCGCGCCAGGAAGTTCCGCCTGAAAGCGGCGTCGTCCCTGGCGCGTTTGGCTTCGGGGTTGGCGCGGCGGGCGGCCTGGGCGTCCTTCCAGGCACGGGCCTTCTCGTTCTGCCGCCATTCGAAGGAAGACATGGCGGCCGGTCGTGCGATTTTGCGCCGGCCGCGGCGGGTGTCGACATAAGTGCGACCGTAGAGGCCGCGCTTGTAAACCGGCGAATAATGCTGGTCTGCCAGGTAGCGGATTGCGCCGCGGAGGGTGTTGGCGGAGCTACCGAGAGCCTGCGCCTCGGCGACCAAGTTTCGATTTTTCAGGCTGATCATGTTACTTTTCATCTCGCTGCCTCCAATCGTTGGGTGGTTGGTGGTGGTCGCCCTCGCTCCGGGTGCCTCCGGGGCGGGGGTTTTTTTGTGCCTTTAAGATAAATATAGATATGTTTTTAAACATTGTCAAGCATTTTTTTAAAAAAACAACAAGAAAAAACAAAAAAAATGGATAAAGCCCGAGTTGAGAAAATTTTAGGGGATGAAAGGGTCACCAGCGACGAAAAACAACGGCTGATCGCTTTTTATAAGGCCTCAGTAAAAGCCCTTAGTGCATACAATAATAACCCAAACGCTTCCACCGCGCGCGATGTGGAGGCTACAGAATCAGTGCTGGTGCGCCTGGTCGAGGAGATCGAGGCCCGCCTTTACCCGGTTGAGCCGCCGCTCAAAAACCTCACCGCGGCGTGCCAGGCCCTCCAGGAGGAGGGCTGGAAGATCAAGAAGAGCAAACTCTACCAGGACGCCAAGGCGGGGCGGCTGCGGGTGCAGGCGGACCGATCGGTGCTGCGGGCGGACCTGGACAGCTATGTGCTGCGGGCCGGGCTGGAGCGGGTGGGGGTGGCGGAGAACAGCGGCAAGATCGAGGCGGGGCAGGCTGCTCGGGTTGAGCTGGAGAACGAGAAGCTGCGCCGCCAGGTGGAGAAGCTGACCTGGGAGCTGGACCGGGACCGGGGCAAGTACCTGCTCAAGGAGGATGTGCGCACCGAGCAGGCGCTGAAGATCGCATCGCTTGACGCCGGCGCCAAGCACTGGATCCGGACCAACGCCGCGGACTTGATCCACGCCGTGGGTGGTGCGGCGAACAAGGAGCGCGTTTTGATCAATCTTTTCGAGGCGCGGTGGGACGAGCTACTCGACGAGATGGGACGCATGGAGGAGCTGCGGTTGGAGATTGGCAAGGCGAGGGATGAGGGCGGAAACCTGAAACCTGAAGAAACATCAAAAGAGATGACGCCGGCATGATCCCCCAACCCCTCCGCATAAACCCCGCCTGGCTACCGGCGGGTGTGGATCTGCCGCGGCGGCCGGTGGTGCGTTTCTCCGGTCCGGAGCGGCGGGTGATGCGCAAGAAGCGGCCCGTGCCGTGCTCCGAGTGGGCGGAGCGGCACCGCGTGGTGCCCTCGGATTCCGCCGTGCCGGGCACCTGGAAGAACGCCACCACGCCTTACCTGGCCGGCATCATGGACGCGAGCTGGTTCGAGTCGGTGCAGCAGATCTCCATCTGCGCGCCTCCCCAGACGGGCAAAAGCGACTGCGTCAACAACTGCATCGGATACGCCGCTGACCGCCGGCCCGGCAATGTGCTGGCGGTATATCCGGACGAGATGACGGCCCGGGAGAACAACCGGGACCGGATTATGCCTATGTTCCGGGATTCATCTCGGCTGCGCGGCTATCTGACGGGCGCCGAGGACGACATGGCCTCGCTGCGGATCCGGCTGCAGCACATGAAGGTCTACATGGCGTGGGCCAACAGCGCGGCGCGCCTGGGCAACAAGCCCCTGCCCTACGTGGTGTGCGACGAGGTGGACAAGTACCCCGCCACCGCCGGGAAAAAAGAGGCGGCGCCCATAGATCTGGCGAAGAAGCGGACGCGCACGTTCTCCCACATGCGCAAAATTTGGCTCACCAGTACCCCCACGGTTGAGGACGGCCCGATTTGGCAGGCCCTGGAGACCGAGGCCGACGTGGTGTTCGTCTATTGGGTGCGCTGCCCGGACTGCGGCGCGGCACAGCAGATGGTTTTCAAGCAGATCCGGTGGGACGGGGGCGGCGAGGCGGACCCGCGCGAGATCGAGAACAAGCGGCGGGCATGGTATGAGTGCGAGCGCTGCAGCAGCCGATGGGACGACGCCCGCCGCAACGCCGCGGTGCGCTCGGGCGAGTGGCGCGACCGGGAGAAGGGGATCGCCCTCGGCACCTATTTGCAGGCGTATCGGCCGCGGCATATCGGCTTCCATCTGCGCGCCTACGTGTCACCTTTCGTCAGCCTCAGCGAGTCGGCGGCGGCATTCCTGTGGGGGCTGCGCGACAAGACCAAGCTCAAGGATTTCCAGAACGCCCACGAGGCGGAGCCGTGGCGCGTGTATGAGCAGGCGCGAGACGAGTCGCGCATCCTGGAGCTGCGCGACGGGCGGCCGTCCGGACGGGTGCCGGGCGGCGGGGTCATCGCCGGGCTTACCGCCGGCGTGGACACCCAGGACGACGGGTACTGGTTCGCCGTGGTGGCATGGCCCTGGGCCGGCAAGGACCTGATAAAGGAGGGATACGTGGTGCGCATGGGCTTCTTGGCGGACGCCGGCGGTCTAGCGCGGGTGTTGTGGGATGATGCCTATCTCGATCCGGAGGGGATGCGCTATGTGCCGGTGTTGACGGTGCAGGACAGCGCCGGCCACCGGACCAGCGAGGTGTACCAGTTCTGTCGCAAACATCCCGGCAAGATCGTGCCCAGCATCGGACGCGATACCATGGCCCAGCCTTATACATGGGGCAATGTAGAGTATTGGCCGGGTACCAAGAAACCCATCCCCGGGGGGCTGAAGTTGCTCAACATCAACACCAAGTTTTTCAAGGATGACCTGGCCCGGCGCCTGGAGATCCTGCCGGGAGATCCGGGAGGCATCCGCTTCCCGGGCCCGGCGCCCGGATCGAGCCTGCCCGCCGACGCCCCCGTGGACGGCCTAACGCTCGACCTGGCCAGGCATTTCACCTCGGAGTACATCGACGAGCGGGGCCTGTGGGCGTGCCCGTCACACAAGCCGAATCACTTGTGGGACTGCCTGGTGGCAGCCTCGTGCGCCTACGAGGTGGTGGGGATGCGGCATTGGGCGCCGCCGGAGACGAAAGCGCCGCCGGCGGACGAGCGGCGCAAGGATCCGCGCCGGTGGGTGGATCCGCCGAAAAGGAGGTGGGTGTAATGAGCGACCTCCTATCGTCCCTGGACGAAATCTGCGGGCATCTGAAGATTCAGGACAAGGCGCTGCGGTCCCTGCTCAAGCTGGGGTTGCCAGTGCGGGTGATCAACGGGCGCTATTACGCCCACGCCGGCGTGGTGGATGACTGGCTGCGGTGGTTCCTCAACCCGCACGTGTCCAAGGGGCCGGTGGAGATCAACATGGCCGATGGGGATTTCACGCGGTTCTGCCCGCCTGGACACCAGTGACCCCATCGATCGACCAAGCTCACCGGACCGCGCCAATGAGCTTGGATTGAAAACCCGGCGTTTCTCGCGGTCCGGTGGAGCGCCTTGTTAGCTGCTGCTTTTGGTGATTTATGAAAACGATGCTTGGACGAGAATATTTTGAGCTTTGGGAGTGTGGCCTTTGTGGTGCGCGGCACAACGAGAAAGGTAAGCACTCCTTTTCTCTGGCTGTGGAGATACCGCCGATGGAGGACGACGGCTGCGGGTATTCTTGCCCACTGCTCAGAAGCGACGACGACGGCGAATACTGCCGCAATGGACTGGAGTTGCCAGCCGATACCAACGGCGAAAAGGTAATAAAATGCAGACCTGGGCCAGGGTGCCCGCGCTGGGAGGTGAAACCATGCAGGAAATCAAGTTCTGGTGTTATTTCGTACTGGCGAGAATGCGCGGAATCGGAAGGGCATACAACGCTATGCCAAAGGGAGAATCGGTGAGTACCGGGATTCACAATGTTGCAGAGGTGCGGATTATGTTTTTTCGGCATGGTTGGATTCCGTATTGTCTGACTGGCCGGGGCGGTTCGTTCTTGTGCAGCTAACATTTTGTTGACCTTGCCGATAACAAGGACGCAATATAACGCAATCAGCACGCAATTCAGCGCAATTCGGATCTTGGCCGTAATCAAGGTGTCAACCCACTTTTCCACATACTTTCCACCGTTTTTTTCCCGTTTGAACCGATAGAGCACTACCTTTCCGATTTCTCATAAAACCCCATGATATGGTGTAGGCACTTCAAACAGACCACCATATCACGGGGTTTTGTATGTCCAAGCAAAAGCGAGGAGCGGGCCATGTGACGGACCGTATGGCGCGGCGGGCGCCGCGGCGGGCGATCACCTGTCCGGCGTGCGGATTGCCGGAGGCGGTCTGCACTCACCGGGCCCATGACGACGCGGAGCGCTACTATCGTTGCCGGGTGTGCGGGCACCGGTGGGCCTTGCAATGGACAGTTACGGCTCCCGTTGCGGCATCGCGGCGGGAAGCCGCTCCCGCATCACAAGCACTTGCTCCAGACGCCCAAGGCGGTGAGCGATGACGGCCTTCACCACATGGGCGGATCTGCGCAGCGCCGTCAAGGACGCCCTGGCCGACTGGGCCGCCGGCAAGCCGCTGGTCAAGGAGTTCTCCCACGGCGAGCGCACCTTCAAATTTTCCAGCCCCGAGGAGTTGATGCGATTCTACCAGCGCACCTACCAGCTTGAGGCCCTGGATTCCCAGGGGGACCGGAGCACCAGCGTGATCTACGGCCGCGCGCGGAGGTTTCGATGAGCTGGCTTGAGACGGCCATCGCCCGCATTTCGCCCCGCTGGGGGCTGCGCCGCGAGATCCACCGCCGCCAGCTCGATCTGCTGCGGGGCGGTGCAAAGCGCCGGCGCACCTTCGAGGCCGTGGCCGGCGGGCGCATGCGCAAGGACATGGGCCGCACCGGGTCTTCCGCCGACCAGGCCATCTCCGGGGACATCGCCGCCCTGCGCGAGCATGTGCGCTACCAGGAGTACCAGTCCGGGCTGTTCGCCGGGCCGATCCGGCGCATCGTCAACAACACGGTGGGCCGCGGCATCATCCTGCGGCCGACGGTGAGCGCCACCGACGACCTGGCCGTCTACCAGGCCGGGCCCAAGATCACCGACGCCGAGGCCGAGCGCTGGAACCGCCTTGCGGTGCGTGTCTGGCGCCGCTGGTGCAAGCAGGCGGACATGCGCCTGATCAACAGCTTCTACGGCATCCAGCGCCTAGCCCTGGGGGCCATGATCCGCGACGGCGAGGTGCTGCTGATCAGCCGCACCTCGAAGCGGCCCGGCCGGGTGGTGCCCTTCTGCGTGGAGATCCTGGAGGCCGACCGCCTCTGCACGCCGATGGCCGAGGCATCCAACCCGCGCATCCGCCACGGCATCGAGTACGACGACGAGGGCGTTCCCCTGCGCTACTACATCCTGCGCCAGCACCCGGGCGAGAGCTACGCCACCGCCCTGCGCCGCGACGACTTTGACGCGGTGGACGCCTTCCTGCCCAACGGCAACCGCAAGGTGATTCACCTGTTCGACCCGGTGCGGCCCGAGCAGACCCGCGGCTATTCGGCTTTCGCTCCCGGGCTGCTCGACGCCCAGGACCTGGACCGCTACCGCGAGGCCGAAAAGTACGCCGCCATCATGGCCGCCAGCTACGTGGCGGCGGTGGAGGTGGAGAACCCGCAGCAGTTCGCCGGCGCCTTCGGCCAGACCGCCGGCACTGACGTGGGCGCCGACGGCGAGGATTACACCCGCCGCGAGTTCGACTTCGCCCCCGGGGCCACCTTCGTGGGGCGTCCCGGCGAGAAGTTCAAGTTCAACGACCCGTCACGGCCCGCCGGCGCATTCGCCGAGTACAGCTACGACCTGCTCCAGGGGCCGGCCAATGCCCTGGACATGCCGCCTGAGGTGCTGGCCCAGCGCTGGAGCGGGCTAAACTATTCCAATGCCCGCACCATCCTGTTGCAGTTCTACGCATCCTGCTGGATCCGCCAGGGATATCTGATCAATCACCTGTGTGCCCCGGTTTACGCCAATCTGGTGGCTTCCGCCGTTAGCGCCGGCCTGCTCCCCGGCAATCACTACAGCCGACGCACCCACGAGCTGTTGTCCGCCACATGGGTTCCGATGATCTACCGCCGCTGGATCGACCCGGGGAAGGAGAGCAGCGGCCGGGAGACCGACCTGCGCACCAACGTGGAAACCCTCACGGAAACCATCACCGAGCTGGGCCGCGATCCGGACGAGCACCTGGAGCAGCGGGCCCGCGAGCTGAAGCGGATCCGGGAGCTGGAGGAAAAGTACGGGGTGAAGTTTCCCAGCCTTGGCGACGCCGTGGAAACACCGGCACTCGACAACGAAGACGGAGACGACGATGGAAAAAAAGGCCAGCCCCGATCTGTTCTACAGGTCCTGCGCTCTTGACAGGGCCCAGCTCGACGAGGAAAGCCGCACCGTAACGCTGAGCTTCAGCTCAGAGACGCCGGTGTCCCGCTGGATGGGCGACGAGTACCTGCTGCACGGCAAAAAGAATGTGGACCTGGCCCGCCTGAAAAGCATTGGCGCTGCCCTCTATGGCCACAACGCCTACGACCTGGACAGCATCGTCGGCGCCGTATCCTCGGCCCGCATCGACGAGAAGGCCCGCCGCGGCGAGGCCTCCATCACCTTCGACGATGACGAGATCGGCGCCAAGGCGCTGGGCAAGGTGAAAAGCGGCAGCCTGCGCGGGGTGTCCGTCGGCTACGCCATCCACGAGGCCGTGCGCGTGGAGGAGGGCGAGAAGTGGCAGGACCCGGATACCAAGCGCGAGTACGCCGGACCGGCTCTCATCGCCACGCGCTGGGAGCCGTATGAAATCTCTTTGACCCCGGTGCCCGCGGACCCGTCCGTGGGCGTCGGTCGCGCCGCTCGAACCCTCGACGGCATACGCATCATCAACAGTCAGACACAAGGAGAAACGGACATGACCCCTGAAGAAGTCAAAAGAATCGTCAGCGAGGCGGTCGAGGGCCTGCGCGAGGCGCTTCCCAAGGCGGAAGACATCGTCGCCCAGGTGCGCGAGACCCTGGACAACGCCAACAAGCCCCAGCTGCGGGTCGATCCCGAGACCCTGATCGACCTCACCGGGCGCGCCGCGGCCATCAGCCTGGAGTGCAAAAGCCAGGTGATGGACATGGCCCTGGCCGGCAAGACCGAGCAGGAGATGCTGCGCGCCATCGCCGACGCGGCCCTGGGCAACCACGACGCCGGCGACCACGGCGACGGGCAGAACGCCGGCCTGAGCAACCCTCCGGCGCAGCCCAAGCTCAGCGAGATCGACGACGACGTGCTGGCCCGTTCCCTCAAGAACCCCATCGACGCCGGCTATTGATCAGCCGCGGCGGATAAAAGGAGATCGTCATCATGGCAGACAACAAAGCCCCCTGGCTGAAGAACCTGGAAGGCGCCATCGAGCCCCTGGTCATGCCGGGCAAGGTCCAGGCCGGCAGCACCCAGACCATCAAACGCGGCGAGATCTGCGTCTACAACGAGACCAGCGGCTACTTCGAGCCCCTGGACGCCGTGGCCGACGCCAAGTACTCGCTGGCCATCTCCGCCGAGGAGCAGCGGAGCGACGATGCTGAGCGCTATATGGCCTTCTACATGCCGCGCGAGGGCGACGTGTTCGAGTTCGCGCTCAGCGCCGCGGCCCAGGTGGCCCTGGGCGACGCCCTGATCCCGGTGGCCTCCCAGAGCCAGCAGCTCGCCCGCGACGTGGACGGCACCATCATCGCCGTCTCCGTGGGCACGGACAACATCCCGGACACCGGCACCACCCTGACCAGCAAGAGCTACGTCCAGGCGGTGATCCATCCGGAGTACAGCTACTACTACAAGAACGTCCTGCAGCGCAGCCTCAAGAAGGTGATCCACGCCACCGCGGCTCTCACCCTCAAGCTGGAGGACTGCGGCGCCGTCGTCACCAACAAGGGCGCCAGCGGGTCGGTGACCCTCACCGCCCCCAACGCCGTGGTGCCGGTGGGTTGGCACTTCTACATGGCCGTGATGGCCGACCAGGCCTTCGTCTTCGACCCGAAGCCGGATACGGCCAAGGTGTACATCGCCGGAGTGGCCCAGACGGCCGGCTATTACATCTCCATGACCGACATCGGCGACTACGCCATGCTGCTCTGGGACGGCACGGACTGGCTGGCGATCAACTCGATCAGCGGCGCCGACGGCGACATCACCGTCGAGAGCTGATTCCTGACGCGGAGGCCAGCCTGATCCCGGCCTCCGCGTCGGACCACAAGCAACCTGCGTAGGGGCCACCCCTACAGAGCAAAAAGGAGCCTGAAAAAATGAAAGCAAGATTCGCAAGCCCGATCATCACCGGCGGCCCCGGGCTTTCCATCGGCGCCCTGCGCGACATGGCCAAGAGCGAGCCGGCGGCCTTCGCCCCCAAGGTCCAGGGCCTGATCGACGCCGGCAAGCTGGGCCTCTCCGACCTGCGCGACCTGCGCAGCCTCTACCGCGGCCTGGCCGACGTGGAGGTGCCGGTGACCGCCATGGTCCACGGCATGCAGCGCACCATCACCAGCCAGGCCTTCCCCGTGCTGGTGGGCACCACGGTGGTGGGCGCCATCAACCAGGCCTACGACGCGGTGGAGACCATCGGTCAGAACCTGGTCAGCGAGATGGACGACGACAAGAAGGTCACAACCTTGGCCCAGGTGGAGACCCTGGACAACGACGTGGAGCGGGTGCGCGAAACGGAAGACTTCCCCGAGATCGGCGCCGGCGAGAGCACCGTCGAGATCCGTCACCGCAAGAACGGCCGCAAGCTGTCGATCAGCGTCGAGGCGATCCTGGAGAACAACCTGGGCGACATCGTCAACCGGGTC